AATAATATCTTAAAAATGCTAATTGTTTTGTTGCTAAATAAAAAGATGAACCATTACTTGCATTTGTACTTGATACTCCATGATTAATTTGAGAAGTTCCACCTACATCATTGTGAATTATTACATCTACTACTTTTCCTGGAGTTAAATTACTACCAGTTATGTTTATAGTAGAACCTGTTGTATGTGCATGTATAATTGAATCTTTACTAAAATCTATTGTTACTACACCAATAGTTCCACTTATTAATCTAGGTGTATATTGAATATTAGAAGTTGCATCTAATTGTAAAGAACCAGTTAAAGCAATACTACCACTTACATTTAAAGAACCAGTAATAGTTCTATTACCAACCATTGTAGAATTACCTGTTTGTGTATAATTACCAATTTGTGTCATTGAACCACTAATATATTGGAATGAACCAGTTGCTGCAATAAATGCTGCTGAACCGGATAATTTTACACCACCCGCTGAAATTAAAATGTTTCCACTTATATTTGATAAAGTTGTGTTTGGTGAACCCGAAACATCCGATGCAATATTGATTGAACCCGATGATACAAATATATCACTAAAAGGTCTATCTGATGTTCCTAATGTTGCACCTCTTGCTGTTTTTGGAACTACGTTTCCACCAAATTCAGTTGTTCCACTTATAGATAACGAACCGGATAATGTTAATAATAAACTATTATTTGAACCTAAAATTGGTGTCAATGAACCACTACCAAATTTAATATATCCTTGTTTTGCATCTTCTTGTCCTGCTACTTGCATTGTATTTGCTAAGTTAACATCACCAATCCAAACATCATCACCTACTGCAAAGTTTTGTCCGTTTCCGTTATTAGTTGCGTAGTATTTATCTTGTGATGCATTACTACCACTTACACCAATTCTACTAACAAGTGATTGAAAATCAGCATCAGTTGCTAAACCTGCTGTATCCAATTCTACTCTTAAATCCGATGCAGAGATATATCCCATTCTACCATCTAAATGTCTAGCCAATAATAAACTAGCTTCTATTGGTGTATACAAAGGTAAATCCTTTGCGGTTTCATAAACACCATATGCTTTTTCTGGATAATTTGCCATATTTCTAATTCTTTTAATATAAATATAAAATTTAGCACAAAAAAGGGGAAAGTATTTCTACTCTCCCCAATTTTTATATTCACTCTAATTTGTTAAGATTAGATAGCTTCCATATTTCCTACAACAATTTTACCGTAGAATTCTGGTCTTACAATCTTCTTAGCGTAACGAGTCATAACACCTCTTCTTGGAGTGAAGTTAGTTGGGTCGTACACTAATGGAGTCATAATCAATGGTACATATGGTGCGTAAACTGCTCCTGTTTCGAAGAAGTTAGAACCTTTGAAGCCCATTAAGATTACATTATCAGTCATGTAAGGGTTTTTGTAAACATCATATCTGTTAGAGATTGAACCGATGTTAGTTACACCTGCTGCGAATTGTAAAGCGTCTTTACCTGGATTAGCAGAGAAACCATTCATTGATTCTAAGATAGTAGCTACTGATGGAGATACAACCATAAAGTTTGCACCACCTCTCATAGTTAACTGATGGATTTTGTTAGATACCTTTTGTAATTTGATACCTAAAGTTTGGAACCAAGTGTTCTTTTGGTATGCAGAAGCTGCAGCCGCATTAGAATCAATTGAGAAACCATTACCATTCCACTCATATCCTAATTTTGCAGACCAATATTCAGTTGTGAAAGCATTTTGTTGTAACATTTCTAAGATTTCTAAGTCGATTTCTAAAGAGATGTACTCACTTAACATTTGAGTTAATTCTGCTTCCGCATCTACACTATGGTATGCGTTTAAGTCTTGTGCCAATTCTGGAGTCCAGATAGCTTTTAATTTTCTTGTTTTAGCAACAATTGGTTCAGATTTCAACTCTAAGTTTACTTCTGGGATGTTTAAATCAGTACCTCTATCTTCGAAGTCACCTCTTTGAGTAGAAACTGGTTGTACGTGGTATGCTAAAGAACCTGCGTTACCACCTGCAGAACCTGTACCAGTTACAGTTGCTACGAAATATACATTAGATGCATCTTTCACAGTATAAGCTGGGAAGAAAGTTGCAGAACCTGAAGCTAATGTTAATTCAAATGCTCTGATACCATTTTGGTCAGCATCAACTGGGATTGGGAATGTTACTTTTTTCAAAGTGTTAGCTGCATAAGATGCAGAAACAGTTGTATTTGTTAAATCAAAGTTGATATCTGCTAAAGAAGCTGAAGCAACAGTTGCTGTTGAAGCTGAAGTAGCGTTGTTGATTGTGTATCCAAATCTACCTGGGCCATATAAACCACCAGTTGTATCTTGAGTAGAACCCAATTTGTTACCTGCTGGAGATAATGAATCCTTACCGAAAGTACCACCATTACCATACAAAGAAGAACCTGTAAAGTCTGGGTTACCTGCTGGGTTAGAACCATATTTGAAGTCCATGTAGAAAATAAGACCTGAAGGTAAGTTCATTGGTTGAACAGAAACAAATTCTTTAGCTGCGATAGAACCGAAGATTCTTCTTACTAAAGGTAATGCAACACCTGCCCACTCTTCAGAACCTGCACTTGTACCAGTTCTTGTAGCTTCATCTAATAATTGTTTTGCTTGGTTTTCTAACATTACTGCCATACCATGCTTTTGAGTTTCAGTACCTACACTCTCTAATAGGCCTGTTTTTTCCCACTTAGCTTTCAAACCTCTTGTTTGCTCAAGCATAATGCTTTGAGGGTTTGCGCCAGTCATTAATTTTTTTAAGTCCATTTTATTAATTTTTGTTTTTTAATTATTTAATTATACCTGCTAATTTTTGGAATCTATCAGAAATTTGAGTATTTTCTGCAATTACTTGCTTAGTTTGTGCTGGCTTAGTAGATTTTGTTACTTTACTAGCAATACCTTCTGCGATTGATTTTTTAACAGATTTTTGTGTAGGAGTAGCGTATTTGAAATTCTCTGCTAATGTAGAGAATACCAATTTAACTTCTCTTACTGAGTTTGTTCTATCCAAAGTTTCAATAACTTTAACTTTTTGTTCGTTAGTCATATTGTATGCTCTGAATAATTTATTAGCGAATAATAACTTAGCGTTTAATAAGTTTACTTCGTTAATAGTTTTTTTCAATGAAGTGATAACTTGATATGCTTCAGCTAATTCTTGTTTAACTGATTCATCTTTTTTCTCTTCTTCACCATCTTTCATGTCAGCTTCCATTTCTCTTAAAATTTCTTCTAAGTCGATAACATCTTCTGAAATTGAATCTTTGTCAAATGAACCTTTTGGAGCTTTACCACTAGCTTTTGTAGGGTCTTCCAATTCATTGTTCATTACAACTTTAGGGTCTTCAGATTTGTCAGTACCAGCTGCAGAACCATCAGAAAAATCTTCTCCCATGTAGTTTTCATCTTCTTCGTGTCCTTCTTCACCTTCGTGACCTTCTTCATCACCTGCTAATTGTGCTTCTAATTCTCTGATGATAGCTTCTAAGTCTAAATCATCTTCGTTGTGGTCTTCACCACCGAAATCATCTTGTCCTGCCATATCTTCATGGTCATCAGTTCCGAAATCGTTAGAATCATCACCCATGTCATCACCTTCTTCTTCTGAACCAAAGTGGCTATCATCTTCGTGGTCTTGACCCATGTCATCACCAGCTTCTAATTCTGCCAATCTAGCTCTTAATTGAGCGATTTCATTTTGTTTTTCATCTTCGCCTTCTTCCCACTCTTCGTTGATATCTGCTACTTTGTCATAGTCAGTTACAGCGTTAGCTGAAGTTGCGCCTGATTTTTTAACACCTACTGATAAATCAGTATCTGCTTTTAAATCTTTTACTTTGTTTGAATCAACACCTGAATCTGCTTTACCCATGCCTGCGCCAATATCTGATGAATCTAATTCTTCATCCATTTTTTCTGCGTCGTCATCTTGTGCTTCAGCCTCTGCTCTTAACTTTTGAGATAAGATAGATTGAAGTCTTGGAGTAAAAGCTTCTTCAAGAGCTAATTTTGCGTTTGCAAGAGCGGTTTCTTTAACAGCCTTAGCATCAGCAATTGCTTCTTTCAATAATTTTGAATTTGCCATTTGTTTTTCTCCTTATGTTTGTTTGTGAAGTTATTTCGTATAGGAAACTCCAATGTAATTTTGTCGGTTGTTCGGTCACTCCTTATAGAGAAGGGTATTCATTAACCAACTATGTCTTAAATGCGAAATCCCATAAAGTGATGGGATATTTGATAATAAGTATGTAAATTTTTTAGAAAACTAAAGAAAACCTAAAGATTTTTTTGTTTTTTCTTATTATTTCTTCTTTTTGTAACCTTTTCTTAACCGATTCTTTGATAAATACTTGTCTATCTCTTAATTGTTCTATTTGTTTTGTGCTTTGTATTTTTTTCTTATATTCTTTTAAAGCACCTTCTATATTTCCGTTTTTGATATTAACTATCAACATAACCTATTGTAAATTAACCAATTTATATTTAGTTGAATATAATAATTTTGCAACATTATCAATTTCATTTTGAATCCAACTATCTTGTAATTTTTTATCTTGTCTCATTTTTTCCAATGCTACACATAATTTTTCAAAATATGCAATTATGTTTTTAATATCACAATTAGTATCTAAACCATTTACTGGCTGAAATTTAATTAAACCATATTTTCCTTGATACGATTCAACCAATCCATCTATTAAATCTACAATCTCATCGTAGTATTCATTCAATGCTTTATGTGCAGCAAATGCTCCAGGTCCTTTCACTCCTAAATGGAATACATGAGCCTGTGTTCTACTATGAAAAAATAATGATGCTAATTGTTCCATTTATTTATTTTTTGCAAGTTTTACATTCGTTTAATCCTAATCTTTGTTTCATAACATCTTCGGAAACATCTGCAATTTCAAAATATCTACTTAACACATGCCCCATATCTTCATACAATGCTTCCATTCTTTGTTCTTGAATTGCCGCTTCTTGTGCTTCTTTTTGGAATTTTTCTTGCAAAGATTTTAATTCTTTCATGTTTCTTTTAATAGTAACACCATCAAACCAATCTCCTGCTTCTCTTAAAGTATATTCTTGTGCAGCATCTGCAATACCACCCAATGTTTCCGCAATATGTCTAATATCGGATTTTCTTTTCATTCCTTCTCTATGTTGTCCATAAGTTGAAATGATTTCTAAGAAATGCTTTTTTAATTCAGTTGGTAATTGATTGTTTTGAACATCACCATTTTCTTCTTGAATTATTTTGTTTATAGGAAGTAAACTTACTAATCTCATTTTATATTAATTTAATTCTATTAAAATTTCTCTCATTAAATCTTGTGATTTGCACCATTTACCACATTCATCTGCAATTTTTTGCCATTGAACTGATTCATTTACAGGTGCCATAAATGCTCCATGTGTAGAAGGATTTGAAACAAAATCCCAACCTACTAATTCAAAATCAGGTTGTACCATTACCGTTCCATCATTTAATTCTTTTACAGAACCCAAACCTCTTGATGAAATACCTAATCTGATATTATTTTTTAATAATTCTTTTAAGATGTTACCCGATGGTGTTGATAAAATTTCAACTTTTCCCATCACATCATCACCATCCCACCAAATTTCTCTAATGTTATGTGATACATTCTTTAAGTTAATAACCGGAGATTCTGGATGGTCTAATTCACCCAATGCTCTTCTTTCTTTAATAAGTTGATTGTATTTTTCACATTCTCTCATTAAGATTTCTTTCGGATATCTTCTATGATTTTGATTTGGCGCACCTGCTCTTTGTAGGATACCTTCAACTAAGTAAGTACCATTTTCTTCTTGCTGTAATTTAGCTTCGAACAAATGTGTTTCTATCAATAATCCTTTATTCATTACTTTATATCTTTTTTCGTTTTTTCAATTGCCGTTCCAATTATTCCATTATCAGCCCAAGCTTTTATAAAAATTGTTTTTAATCTATTTTCCAAATCATTTTGTGTTAATGAACCATTTGATGCATCTACACTTTTAATTATTTGAGTTTGAACATAACCCATTTTTACAATTTTTTCAGCTGCTGCTGCATCTACTCCTCTACTTGCATCAACAAACGCTGATACATCTTTTATAAAAGATTTGTTATCTGCGCAAGATTGTAATATTTGTTTTACAGGTTTTTTATAATCATCCGGTCCCATCAAATATTTCAACCCTTGTTGTACTAATCCACCAAACCAATAAAAAAGAATTTTTCCAATAAGTAAACTACCCAATGCGGTTAGTACACCTATTGCTAAACTCTCATTTACTTTTTTTTTTGAGCTCCTTCGTTTTGAGCTCTTAATTTTTTTAAATCACTTCCTTCAATTTCACCATCATGGTCAACATCTAATTTCTTTTGACCTGCTGTTAAATCTGCCTCATTATATCCTGATAATTTTCCTTCGGATTTTGCATGATATGCTTTATCTACTGCATTGAAAAATTTCTTTTTTTCAGAATCTGACATATCTTTCAAAGATTTATTTGTTCTTTGTAACATATGTAAGAACAATTTATTATAATCTTGTTCTTCTGTGTATACTTGCTTCACAAGTTCTTTTAATTCACTATGTTTCATTATTCAGAAATTTTTCTAATTTGTTGTTCTAATTTAATAAGTCTCTCTTTTATCTTATAAATATTACTATTGGTTCTTTTCCAAAAATGTTCGTTAGTTACACCACCTTCCATTTTTAATTTACCATACCATTCTAAGAATTTTTCAACTTCTGCTAATTGTCTATTGATGTTTGAAATTCCTTTATTTACTTTTTGTTGTGGACTTGCAACTTCTCTTTTTAAATCTAACCATCTGTTTTCATGCAAATCTTTAACAAATTCCATAGAAGATACTTTTGCTAATTCTTTATCTTTTTTCTTATCTTCTGCATCAGTATTTGCAATTACACCTTTATTTGGTGTTGTATCATCTTCTTCATTTACTGCTGTATATCCTGTTAATGATGCTTGCTTTTTAGCTTTTTCTTTTTCATGTCCAGGTTTATCAAATGCATATTTTGTATCAAATGAACCTGCGGCACCACTACCTGTCATTTCTTCAATAAACTTCTCTCTTAAAGCTTTACGAATTAATTCTTTTAAAGTTGCCATATAATCAGGCTGACCATCATGTTTTGTTTGTGCATATTGATTTGCTGTTGCACTATCATCACACTCTTCAACGTGATTTGGTAATCCTTTATGTTTAGTGGATGCAAAATCTTTAGCATCTTTTTTACTCATAGAATTTGCTGCTTTTGATACTTCTGGGCTAGGTGAATCCATATCACCTTTTTGAGTTGAATGAACCATACCCATAAATTTTTGTTGTGCTTTACTTACTGCCGGCATCTTTTAATTCTTTTAAAAGTTCGTATGTCATCATCAATGCTGATAGATGATTTTCTCTAATTTTTTTAACTGATTTGATTTTTTTGATATTAGCAATTGTTTCTGCTAATTTAATCTTAGTAACTTTATCGGAAACTTTAGAGCCGATTTCTTTTAAGTTAGTAATCATATTTGAAATTTCATTACTAACATATTCATTTAATTTACCAGTATTGTTAATATTATTAATATATTCTCTTAACAATCCTTTCTGTTCGTTTGATAAATTTTTATATTTGTTATTGAAAGATTCTACAAGCATCTTATAAGAAATTGCTCTTAAATCTTCATCTTGCTTTCTATATTCTTCCAAAACTGCATCTTTGATTTTATTATCTTTATTTTGAATAGATGTATTGATAATATTTTCAGCAATAGTAAAACGAGAATTAACTATATCAGTAGGGTCATATTGCTCTTCCGAAATAGATACTTCAAATATTTTATAAATAGATGCTAATGTTTTATAATTAGAAATTGGAGATTTAATAAATTCATCTAAACCATAAGTTTCTTTAATCTCTTTAATAAGATTATACTTTTCTTTTGTTAATTTTTTCTCATCCAATCTTTTACGAGCTTCGCATATTGTATTGATGAACTGGTCTGCTTTTGATTCTGAATTATATTTTTCATTAATCAAATATTGGTACAATTTTAATTCTTTAGATAACTCTTTTTTTGAATTAAAATGTTCTTTTAAGATTTTTTCTGCTATTGATTTATTAGCCGACATAATTTCTGCTGTGATTTGTCTTACTAATAATTCAAAAATAAATCCTGTATTTTTAAATTTCGAATGTTTTATTTTTTTCATCAAATTGTACAATTAATCAGATATAAATATACTTTTTTGTTCGTTTATTACTCTTTCGTTAAATCTTCGGTTAAAATACTTTTTTTATTACCGTTCATATCTTTAAATATCTCTAAATAAGAATTTTTTCTCGGTTTGTATTTAACTGAATCTTCTTTTTGTTTTAAAGTTTTGATTCCCAATGGGTCTCTACCTAAATTTGAATCGTCTTTTCCAATTCTATTAGGGTCTTTAGGTCTACCAATTTTACCTTCTTCTTCCAATTCTGTTTTTATTTTTTGAAGTTCTTCTTCTACATTTGTTGGAGCTTCTGTTCCTGTTGGTTTTGCCGGGTCTACACCTTGTGTTTCAATTGAGGTTAAACGGAATGTTTGTTTTGTATCTTCTAATACTTGTACAGCCATTGCATCTTGTTCATCTTTGGCTAATTTCATAACAGCTTCATACATCCATTCTTTAGAGAACATTTTTGTTTGTTGCATTTGTTGAATTAATTGTACTTTTGATGAATACAATTCAACTTGTTCTTGCTCATAAATTTTTGAAGGAGATGTAAGTTCTAATGTAAATTCTGTGATAACATCAGGGTCAGTAATACCTTGTGCATATAAATGTATGATTGCAATTTTAGTTAATTCAGAAACAATTACTTTCTGTACTCTTTCAATTGTTTTTGCAAATCTCATATCTAAAGCTGCCAAAGTTGCTTTACCATTTGTATCATCTAAATAATTCAACCATGCTTTTGGAATTTTTAATGCTGCTAATAACTTACCTTTTAAGTAGTTAATATCTTCAATCATATTATATTCCAAACCTTTTAATGTATCGATTGAAGTACCATTATCATTACCTCTTACAGGCATATAATAATCTTCAATTAAATTCATCATATTGTATTTCAAATTATACTCACCTGTTTTTTCATCCATAAATGGAACTTTCTTAGATGATTGTATAATTTTTTGCATGTAGTTATCAACTTCGGTTGGAGGGATATTACCTACATCAATTTTAAATATTCTTTTTTCAGGTGCTCTCATAATACGATGAATTAACATCGCATCTTCCATTAACATAATTTGTTTCCAAACTCTTCTACCACCTTCTACCAAAGATTTACCATATGGTAAAAAGTTAGCATCTGAACCTAATCTAAAATGCGCTACCTCATAGTTTTCTAACTCTTTTTTAGGAGTCATAGACATTCCACCTAATGGATTTTGGTAAGGAGCGTATACAAACTTAACTCTTTGTGGATTTGATGGGTCAAAACCCTCAACTCTTGTCGTTTCGTATGTAGATAAAGGTAAAATGTTTACAATACCAATATCTTCTGCAATTTCTAATTGTAAAAATAAATCACCATATTTAACTAAATTTCTAGTCCATGGCCATAAATTGAATTCAATATTTAAAATATCGTAAAATAAATTTTCTAATATTTGTTTAATATTATCATCTGGGTGATGTATTTTTAATATATTACCCATTTCATTTTTGGGTGTAACTTCATCTGCGTAAATATCCAATGCTGATGAAATAATTGGGTCCATATCCATTGAATCATAATCTCTAAACAAGTCAATTCTAACTTGTTGATATGCCAAAGATGATTCTACTAATCCTCCACCATATGAGGACATTCTTAATTTCATATAACGGTCAACTAAATTAGTCGTCATATGCTGATACTCATCGGTATCAATTACTTTAACACCTTTGCTAGTTTTTCTAACAATGGTATTTGTTGAAAATAGTTTTTGTAACCTATTAAATATTGATTTATCTGCCATTTTTTGTTTTCTTTAATCTTCTAAGATAAGTAATTTTTTTCACATTACCAAATTACCATTTTCTACAACTCCAATAGTTTGCTTTTGTTCTTGGTCCTGGATTATCACAATGCATTCTTGCTCTAAAAGATTTTCTTGCTTCTGGATTTGATTTTCTAATCTTCATTCCTTTTTGTCCAAAATTTACTTTAATAACTTTTCCTGTTTTTGGATTTTTTACAAAAACTTTAAATTTCTTAACATCACCTTGCATTGGTTTACCCAATTTAACTTCTCTTCCTTGATATTCTGCTTCTGCTAAACATTGACAACCTTCATCTAAAGTATTTTTATATGCTTTTAAGAATTTAATAAAATCATCAATTTCTTCTGGTTCTACATCCAATTCATCGTAATCATCATCCTCATCTATATCTCTATTATCATATTCATCACCAACAAAACCACCAGGTTGTCCAATTGCTGCGGAATCTGCTGCTTCATCAACTGGTACACAATTAGGAACATCTTTTCCACCTTTCTTTTTAGTACCTACCATTTTATATCCTTTCCAACAAGGATTTTCCATTTCTTTAATTGCATTTATTGGTAGTAAATTAACTAATCTCATTTTTTATTATTTTAATAGTTTCATTGTATAAATATAGAATTATCGTAATAACCAAGTTAAATTTTCAACTTCTCCTTTACCCAATTCCATTTCATATGGATTTTTCTGCATTGCGTTTGTAGTGTAAACACCTTCATATTGAGAAACTTTAGCCGAACTTAACATATTTTTAGTTAAATCAATTCCTTCCTGTCTTAATCTTAATGCTGTATTTCTTACCCATAATCCAATTGCCATTGCCATTGTAAGGTCATCATTATATCCTTTCATTGCTTCTGCTCTACCGCCACTCCAAATAAATGTAAATAATTCATCAATAAATCTATTAGAACGAATTAAAATATCTTTTTCGTTAATGTAAGTATCTAATGTAGAAATAATTAAAGGACGAGTTTTTGATGTTGTACTAAAACCTGCTACCATTTGCTTTTCTTCTCTATAATATTTGTTAGACATTTGCTTTTCAACATCAATATATTTTAAATCATTACTCATATAGAATAAGTTTCCATATCCTCTATCAATTATCTGTTGAATAGTTGCCCAACCTACATTTGAGTTTTCCACAACTAATAATGCATTATTCCATTCTGTTGCAGCTGCCACCAAAAAATTACCAAAATCTTTTGTTTCGATTCTACCTCTATATTCTGCTACTTGAGAACTATCTTCTATATCAATTACCTGAAATGCTGAATAATCCGATGAATCACCTCTAGCTACATCGGCCACAACCATATATTGCCTATTATAATTTGGATGTTCCCATTTCCAATAGTTACCATCAAAACCGGCTTTTTCTATTGGGTCCATAACATATGTATCTTTATACCACATCAATAATTGTGGGTCTATTACAGTGTCTCCTGAACCAACAAAGTCACAATCACATTCCTGTGCTGCACCTTTAACTCCTAAAATACGAGTTTGTTCATCTCTCCATGCTTGATTTCTTTCAGGGTGTACAGTCCAATGTAGTTTAATACAATTGAAACCATTTTGACCACTTTCACCATCTACCCACATTTTATGGAACCAGTTACCGATACCATTTGGAGTAGATAATACGATTGCAGAACCACCCGTTGATAATGTTGATTGTGCCGATAACCAAATCTCATCAATATCTCTAATGAATGCGGCTTCATCCACAACTAACAATGATAAGGCTTCAGAACGACCTGCATCTGGAGAACTTGCGATTGCTTTTACTTGTGAACCATTTTTTAATTTAAGGGAAAGTTTATTATCTTCTGCTGCTGCCGTACCACCATCTCTTAACCAAATAGGAAGTAAATCGTGCATAACTCTTACCTTCTCTACCAGATTCTTAGCTACGGTCACTTTCGTTGCGATAACCAACGCATTAAAATCCTGATTGAATATCATCTTCCAAAGAATAAACCCTGCTGAAAGGGTTGATAATCCCAACTGGCGAGATTTTAAAATAATATTAAAACGATTATCTTTAAAATCCGTTAAACAATTTTCCTGGAAAGGATAAAGGTGAAAGGGTATTTTTCCTCTCACCGGATGTTGAATCACACAATACTTTTTCATAAAGTAAATGGGGTCTAACGCACACTTACGATATTCATCAGCTATTATTTCCTTTAATGTTTTCTTAGGTTGCCCTTGAACTGCCATTATTTTCTTAATTTAATCTTCCAATATACACCACCATTGATATATGCGGATAATTTACCATTTGTTCCATCGGTTGTTCTATTTGCAACACCAATTCCTATATTGTATATTTTATCAGATTTAGTATTAACCAATACACCCAATCCAATATGCGAAATTACGTCTGCTTTATTGAATCCACCTTCTACACCATAAAATACTTTTGTTTTTGGTAATTCTTTTACAATAGTTGTATTATTAATTACTCTTTGTTTAACATTTGCATTAAATGTTCTACCTAAGATTTTATTTTTAGTAATTGTATCAGTTAAGAATACATAACCTAAACTATCAGGCAATCTTAATGTATCTTTGTATATGTTCTTTACAAAATAATCGTGCAATAAAGCTTGAGTATCTACTATTGCTGGAATTTGTACTTCTTTAATTGTTTCATGCACAATATCTTCACCTTTCTTTGTAACTACTTTTGTTTTTGTAACTTCCGTTGTATCATGTATTTCTTTGATAACTTCGTATGCTTTTCCTTCTACTACCATAGTTTTACCTATGTTAATTTTACCGGATTTCATTTGCCAAATAAATAACGCAATAAATCCTATCAATAATACATTTTTAATTGTTGAAAATTTCATAATTTATTTTTTTATAAGTTCAGGATGATTTAGTTCTTCTAATTTATCCTCTAATGCTTTTTTTCTTTCAAATAATGCTTCAATTGCTTCGATAGCTCCTTTAATATCTGTTCTTAAATCTTCTGCTACCTTTTCAATATCAACATTCCATGTCCAATTTTCCATTCTACCATCTTCACCAACCGTTTGAAAAACTTTAGCCAATCCTGATAATGCATCTTCCATTCTCATTTTATCATCAATAACAAATGCAAGTTTATTTCTTGTTTCTTTGTAATCCACATAATATGGATATGTGCCATCTGTTATTAATGTTTGCTCTATTTTTCGCATACAATGAACACAATGTCCTGTTTTACGAATTAATTTTTTATCAGCCCAACTATATTCGGTTGTTTCACAATCATCGGATTTGCATGTATTAAGTTTATCTAAAAAACTTCTAACATCATCCATTTGTGTAACACGCATTACAAACCCTTCATGTTGTTCCCATTCCTTACCCTCTTTATCTACCCATCTTTCACCCACTTTTCTATCTACCTTTGCTTCACCATCATATCCAAATACTTTTTGGTTATCATCAGTTCTTCCAAAAACCGTATCAATAATCAGTTTACGGGATTTATGCATCCCTTTACTTTTTTCTTCAAAACTTTTTCTTTTTGCCATAGTAACTTTTTATTTTCTTTATTAATAAGTATCAAAATGAATCTTAAAACAAATTATTTCTTCATAGATTGCTTTACCATCAAATCAGCATTTTTTCTTACTTTTGCAGATTTATCATATTTTAAAGCACTTTTTAATTTAATCATTCTACCTGTATCAGGATTTTTAATTGTTTTATTTAATACTTTAGTAGGTATATTATTAATTTGGTCTTTTGGTGATACTTTTTGTTTTTTATTCTTAACATCAGGTGTTGATTTTGTATTTTTTGCGTTTTTAGCTGCTTCTGCTTTTTTTGTTACTGCAACTATTTTTGCAAATATATCTTTATCAAACTTAGGATAAATTTGTTGGAATATTTTTTTCTTTTCTGGTACACTAAGGAAAGTATTACCAAATGTTGCTCTTAATTGAGTTCCACTAATATTTTGACCATTTACATTTAATTGCATTTCAGGTGCTACAATAAAATATCCTTCATCACCATATCCTTTCTTTTTATCATCTGGAACTTTATTGTAATTTTTGAAATACTTACCACCTTTTTCTAATCTTTCTGCATCTTTTTGAGATACTGCTGTTACATATTTTGTATTTTTTGGTAATTTATCTAATATCTCAACAGGTGCATATGGATTTTTAACTTGCACTACTTTATTTGCAGGTATTCCAAACATTGTTGTCATAATATTTTTCTTATCTCTAAAATCAAATGGAGATTTAACATCATCCTTTGCATTTGAAGATGCTACATAAACATTATCTTTACCAAACTTGTCCACCAATGCTTTGTATATACTATAATGTCCTGCATGGAATGGTTGGAAACGACCACTAAATATTGCTATTTCGTTTTTAGATTTTTTAACAGGTTCATTATCTGTTGTAGTTTCTTTCTTTTTTGGTTTATCAAATTTAAAAGTTCCATTGATTTGATTTATAGGTGCAAATGCTCCTGTAAATTTATATGGATGCCCTTTATATTGGAATACTACTCCCTCCGATGGAACAACATTATCCATACCAATTGCATTCAATCTTTGTAATTCTTTTTGTAATTTTGCAATTTTATCAGGGTCTTTACTATCTTTAATTCCTTTTATAGAATTTAATGTTTCTTTTTTTAATGCAGTTTTTGATTTTGTGTCATTTGATAAAAAGTTATTTACTCTTTTTAATACTTGTGCACCTGAATTTAAAAATACCATTTCAATTGGGTTAATCATTTTCTTTTGTGATTTTGCCAATTGGTTAGTTTCATAATTTTTAAACCATTCTTTTTTCTTATCATCATCAAAATTTTTGCTACCAAATGTTTTATCATCATCTGCAAATCTTTTAATTAATCCTTGTTTTTCTTGTTTTGAAAATTTAACACCTTGATTATCCAATTCTTTATTCCACCAAGCTCTTTTATAATCTTCCAATTTAGATTTATCCGTTAAACCAAATTGTTTAGCAGCTTTATCTAATTCGGAATTATATTGTTTT